TCCAGTCGCCGAGGATCAGCGCGTCGGAGGTCGCAGGGCTGCCGACGCTTGCCGGCGCGTTGGTCGTCGCGTAGAGCGGCAAGTCCGCCAGCGTGGTCGCCGTTTCCATCACCATGACGCTGTCCGTGCTCGCCACCTTCGGCGTTGTGCGAGCCAGTCTCTTCATGCCGGGCGTGGTGATCCACGCGCTCGGCTCCGCGTTGTTTTCCTCGACCGTCTCGACCATCTGCATGACCGAGGTCCAGCTCAGCGCGCCGCCGACGCTCGGCAGGCCGGACGTGTTCATGATGCCGGTCGGCGCCGCGCCGCCGCCGCCGTTCAGCGCGGCCACGTCGAGCGCATTTGCGAGCGCCCGCGCGAAGTCCTGGCGCAGCAGCATTTCGATGTCCGGCGAACTTTGCAAGAGCATGTTCCGCGAAAACTCGCTCAGCGATCCGCAGTGCTTCGGCGCGAAGCTGATCTTCTGGTAGGTCGGGTCGCCATTCGAGAGCTGCGAATCCTCCGCAACCCAGTTCGTCGCCGCGGTCGATGCCTGTTTCGGCACGTCGAGATTTCCGATCAAGCCGCCCAGCACTCGCGCGCCGGCACGGCGTACGCGCATCGCGGGCCGCAGAAGGTCGACGAACTGATCGGGCCGCAGATCGGTGCCGACCAGGTTGATGCCGCCCGCATCGGGCGAGCCGCCACCGCCCACCAGGGTGCGGCGCTCGACGGAGAGGACGGACATCGGAATGGCCATGCCTCCGAAGGGCCGGCCGGCGCGCTTCGCCAGCTCGACGGAAAGCTCGCGCTCGCGAGCGGTGTCGACTTGCTGCGCGAGGTCTGGAACCTGAGAGCAGATCGCCTTCCTGAGCGAGAACTCGCGCAACGCCTGGTCGAGCCGGTCGTCGCCGCTGCCGCGGTGGATGGTCTCGCCGCTTGCCCGGCGCTCGGCCTCGGCGATGAGTTGCTCTCTCGCGAGGCGCTTCTCGACGCCTTCGAGCTCGGTCTTGAGCTGATCGAATTTCTGCGCCTGCTCGGCGCTAAGGTCGCCGCCGTTGCCGGCCGGTGACGCGGTGATCTGGCGCATTTCGCTCACGATCTGCGCGCGCCGCTCCTGCATGTCTCGTAGATTCACTGCTTTTCCCTTCGCGGAAAATTCGGTGAATCCTCAATTAGCATAGGTTTTGGAAGTCGTGTTGTCGTGCCAAAACTCTAGGAAAGAGACGACAAATCTGTCGCCTCTTTTACTGCGCGCTGCTCTTCATCGCGGCGCTCGCCATCGTAAGCAGTTAGGGCAAACGCATTTGCTGAAATTTGCACCACAGCTCGGCGGCGTGGCGAGCTGGGAGCGGACGGTACGGTTTCCCGCCAACTGGCGGGAAACCGCCCTCACACCTCGAGCATCACGATCCTCGGGTTCGCCGGCTCGGCCTTCGGAGAGCGCGCGGCGAGGCCGATCGCCATCGCGAGCGCGACCATGCCGTCGACCCTCTCGCTGGACTTCGCCTTGTCGATCTTCCTCGCCCCGGTGGGGTCGATTTCCACCACCGCATTCCAGCAATTCCAGGTGAGCGCCGGGTGCGAGCCGTGCTTCAGCCTGCGGTCGAGAATCGCGGCCTCGAGCGCGTCTACCGCCGGCCCCATGTCCTTGAAGCCCTGCCCCCAGGGAACGACCGGCACCTCGATGCCCTCGTCGGAGAGCAGCTTTTTCAGGTCCTCCAGGCGCCACCGGTCGAAGGCGATGCCCTGCAGGTCGAACATGGCCGCGATCTCGGCGAGGCGCCGGATGATGGCCTGCTTGTCGATCGCGCGGCCCGCGGGCGCCTCGATGTAACCCTGCTTCACCCACTGCGGATAGGGCACCCGGTCGCTGCGCTCGCGCTCCTCGAGCCGGTCCCGGGGCACCCAGAAGTAGGGCAGCACCTCGCCGGTCTCGAAGTACAGCACCAGGGCGGTCAGGTCGATGGTTGACCCCAAGTCGAGCCCGGCATGGCACCTCTTGCCACGCAAGGCCTCGACGTCGACGGCGCCGGCACAGGCTGCCCATTCGGCGGGCGGAATGAACCGGCTCTCAGCGCGCACCCTCTGGTTCAAGTACAGCAGCCTGAAAGTCGGCTCGCGCGCCGGCATGCGCTGCGCCTGCGCGGCCGCCGAGCGCATCTCCTCCAGGCTTCTGAAGTCGCCCAGCGCCGGGTTGCACGCGTGCCAGGTCTCCTCGCTCCATGGGTCGGCGTCCTCGGGTGCGGTGTAGATCACCGGCAGGAAGTGCGGGTCCTCGACCACGCCGTCGCGCACCTGCAGGCCGTAGTCCACCAGCTCGCTCATGATCGAGTGCGGGTCGCCGCTTTGCGTCGAGATCACCACCATCAAGGGCTCCGCGCGTGCCGCGGTGCTGGTGGAGAGCACGTCGTAGAGCTTCCGGTCCGGCGCCTGCGCGAGCTCGTCGTACACCACGAACGAGGCCGAGAACCCGTGCTTGGTCTTAGCGTCCGACGAAAGCGCCATGTAGGTCGAGCCCGTCTCGATGTCCTCCAGGTGCTTCGTGAAGTCGCGGGTGATGATGCGCTTCTCGAGCGCTGGCACGCGCTCGATGATGGCCTTCATCTCGTTGTACAGCAGCGCCGCCTGGTTGCGATCGGCCGCCGCCGAGTACACCTGCCCTCGCTGCTCAGCCTCGGGGCCGCATAGGTGCGCGAGCGCGAGCCCGGCTGTCAGCGCGGTTTTCCCATTTTTCCTCGGCATCGTGATGAGAGCCTGCCGCACCACGCGCCGGCCCTTGGCGTCGGTCCGGTAGAGGCCCTTCAGGATGTCGCGCTGCCAGGGCCGCAGCTTGAACTTCCGGCCGGCGTGCACGCCCGAGGTGATCGGCAGGCTCTCGATGAACTTCACCACGCGCTCGAATCTGGAAACCTGCCCTATCCCCCCTCCCCCCCTCCGCAGGTTTAATAACGCCGATCGGCGTTTTTTCTTCGCCTTCGGCTTGGCGTGAGGTCCGCGGAGGCCCACCTAGAAACCGCGCTTCCTGCGCTTCATGAGACGCTCGCGCTTGAGCTCGCGCTTCAGCTTGCTCGCCGCGTGCGGGTCCCTCTTTCTCAACTCCTCCACTCGCTCCCGGTCTTTGGTCCTCATGGGATCCCCGATCTTTCTTTCTCTCTCTTCGCGAACTAACTCTAAAAAGCGCTGCGCGCTCGGTCGCCGGCGATCAGCTCTGGCAAATTTTTCATTTCGTTTGCACCGTGATCGGCTCTCCAGTTTTCGGATCGACGCCTATCACGACCTGGTCCCGGCCGGCACGCCATGCCTGAGTCACGCGGCTGTGACAAGGCGAGCACAGGCTGCGAAGGCCAGCCAGGTCGTACGGGTCGCCGCCGGCCCGAAGCGGGATGATGTGATCTACCTCACGGGCAGCCACGGCGAGGCCTCGTAGTGAGCAGAAGCGACAGAGCGGCTCGGCGCGTAGCTGCATGGCACGCACGCGCTTCCATGTGCGCCTGTCGTAGACGCGCGCCATATCAGGGTCTAGCGTCGTCGAAGTAGCCGCGGAGAAGGATCCGCGCTTGCTGGATCACCCGCTGCGCGTCGGCGACCCGCTGCTCGGCCAGTTGCGGCCGGCAGTGGAGCGCTACGCGCGCGAGCGCTAGCGCCTGCGCTGCCTGCTGGAGCCCCTTGTCGGCGACGCTCAAGATCGTGTCTCCCCACTCCTTTTCCTTCGCCTTCTTCGCGCGGTGCCCGAGCTCGCTCGCCTCTTTGCGCGTCATCCGCGCGGTGGTGGTCACTGCTCCTCCACGTTGAGAGCGCGAGCCGTATCGCGGAAGCCTTCGAGGAGTGCGTCGGAGTGCGGGCAGTCCAGCACGGCGAGCGTCGCCGCCTCCCTGCCCTGCCTGAATCCCTCGCGGATGGCGCGCTTCGCCTCGCCGTCGGGCATTGCGGAGAACATGGCGACGAGCAGAATTTGGGTCGCGAGGTGCTCGCCCTCGATGCGCGCTATCGCGGACGTGATTGCTTTCCCGAATGCCGCCGTTTGTTCGTCCATGGTCATTCCCTTGTCGTGAAAGTTGCCCGCCGCCGAGGCGCTTAAGCATCGCGCGGGCTGTCGCGGTTTCCCGGCTGCGCCACTCACGACTAACGCGCTTCTCCCGCGGAAGACGACGCGGGGGCCGGGGAATCATGTTCTTCGCCGCTCCAGCTCGGCGCGGGCCTGGTCGAGCTTCCCCAGGTAGAAGTTCTGCGTTGGCTGCGGCGCGAGCCGGAAGCCCGGCTGCGACGCGATGCGCTCTAGGTCGAGCAGCTCCCGCTCGAGCACGTCGTCGGTCAAGAGAACGTAGACGTTCGGCCGGGCAAGGTCGGTCACCTGGATTCCTCCTGCCTATGGCATAGATATAAGAAGTAGCCCGTGTGGCGGGTCAGTCGGAGCACGTTTACCCCCCTTTTCCGACCCGCACGGCGGGGCAGTCGGGCGATTTCTCCTCGCCTACTGACCCGTGTGGCGGGTCAGGCTGACCCGTGTGGCGGGGCAGGACGATTATTTTTCCCGCCCGCTTCCATGAATGCGCCGGCACCGGATCAGGCTTCACGTCGAGCTTCCCGCCGCAATAGTCGATGCCGAGCCAGGTGACGGCATACAGGCGCGGCAGGTGCCGGCCGCCGCTGAACCCGCCCTGCCTCGTCACGGTGAGCCAGCCGCGCTCGAGCAGCTCGGCGATGGCCTTCGCAAGCTGGTCCTTGGAGGTCCAGCCGCGCCGCGACATGAATGACCACGCGGCGCAAAGGTCGCCGTTGTTGCTGCCCCGGTACTGGCAGTAGATGTCGACCAGCGCCTTCACTGCCCGAGGGCTGAGCTCCGAGTACTCGGTGCTGGTGAAGTACTCGTGCACCAACATGCTGAACCCCTTGCCCGGCTTCCTGCGCCTCAGGCGCGTACGCTGGCTGGCCATTCATACCGCCCTCGAATGGGTCTGGAGCTTCTCGGCCCACTTGGTGAGGAACGACTTCTCGCTCTCCTCGGCGATCTTCAGGACTTCGATCTCGGAGGCTGGCAGGTGGCCGAGGATCGCGTTCTCTACGAGCTCGCGGAGCTTGTCGGGGTGGACGGCATCCAGCTCGACGCTGGTCTCGTGCCCAAATTTCTTCGCACGCGTGTCGGTGGTCTTCGTCGGCCTGCTGGGAAGGTTCCAGTCCTTAATCTGATCCGGGTTCACGGCCAGCCGCTTGAAGTGAATTGCGGCCTCCGGCGCATATCGCCGCAGTGTGGCTTCGATCTTCTGGCCGGCGTCAACTCCCGACGGATCGTGATCGCCCAAGTGGTAGATGTGCGACGGTCTGTTAATCGCGGTGATGTGCTGCGCCGACGATCGCAGGAACGTCTTGGACGAGTACCCGCGCGCGCTCATGAGCGGCACGTCGTAGCTCTCCGTGATCGGATAAACCACGCCGCTGAGCGCATCTTTCTCGATCCAAACCTCGACGTAGGCGTTAGCGTTCCGCCATAGGGCCTTGCGATAGAACTTGGCCACACTGGCGATTGCCTCGGCCGGGTCGGCATATGTCGCCGGCTTGCGCTGCAGCCTGGTGTGGTCGACGATCCAATCCCAGGGCATCTCGCCAGCCTCGCGCAGCTCGCCGATCATCCGCTGCACTTTGTCGTAGCCGGCCTCCGTCTTGTCGACGAGACCTCGCACGCTGCATTGGTAGAAGACTTGCCGGACGGTGCAGGGCTGGATCTCCTCGACGATGACCAGGATCTGGTCCCGACGTCCCGCCATCTCGACCTTGGTCGCCCGTACCCTTTTTATGCGGCTAGCCGCATAAACGGGTGCTTGGGGCTCCTGGCCTGCCTCGGTGGCCGTGCCCTTCGGAGCGAATACGTCTGTGAACACCCCGGCGAAGACATCGTCCTGGAACTCGGGTATCTTCGCGTCCGTAGCCCCCTGCTCTAGATCCACCTCGACGCCCGCCTGGCCGCGGGCGTTGCCATTTGTGGGGTCGCTCATGCGCCCTCCTTCGATGCTTGGAATGGCCGGTAAGTCCATAGCGGACAGCTCCAGCCGGTGCAGTTTTTGATGCTTTCCCGGTCATAGCCGACGCAGACCAGGCATTGGGCCTTGATCGCCGCCCGAGGGCTGGCAGAGCCGGAAAACGCTTCCCTGAGTGTGTTTCTGACCGATGCGCCCCAGGAGTTGGGAAGTCGGTCGTGGTTCACACTGTGAACCACCGGCGCCTCGGCGATCATCTGGGCGACGCGCTGCTCGCGATCGGCGCTCATTTGACCAAGCTACGGATGCTGTCGATCAGGATCCGGTCGTCGGCGCCGACCTTGATGGTGCGGAGCTTGCCCGCCTTGATGAGCTTATGAATCGTGGTCGGCGAGCAGTCCAACAGCTTAGCCGCCGTGCCGCGGCGCACCGCCAGCGGCTCCAGCTCGGTGACCTTCTCGGTGTCTTCCATGTTCGCCCTCGTTGAAAACAGTAGGCGAACGGTAGTCCGCTCCGTTGCGGAGCGGGGTGTAAACAATTAGGTCGGAGGTGTAATCAATTCGTCGCGGCCGGCGGCAGGGTATCCATCACCGCCTCGACTGCATCGAGGATGAGCGGCCTCATATCGAGGCCGACCCTCGGATCGTAGAAGCCGAGCACCACCTTGGTGAAAGGGACGCGCTTGTGCTCCATATCCCGCAAGCGCTGCAGTACGGCACCCTTGCGCCCTTCGATTCTGCGCTCGTCCAACTCCGGGGGGTCTTCGCCGCGCTCGCGCGCCACGATGTCGAAACAGGGCAGCATGTACCTGATCGTCGCGACGACGACCTCCTCCTGCGTCAGGTCAGGGCGGCGGAAGCGCAGGCCGAGCGCGATCGCTGCCATCTTCCAGGTTTCTTCGGCCATCGGGCGCCCCGGTCCGCGCTTCATGCCAATGCCAACCTTTCCAGCGCCGCCCGCGCGTGCTCGCGCTGGAGGTGCCCGTAATGCCTTTCGATCATGACGACGCTCGTCCCGCTGATCTTCGCTACGGTGAACAGGTCGAGCCCGCCAGTCACGAGGTCGGTGATCGTCGAGTGCCGCAACGAATAGGAGACGGTGGCGCGCGGTAGCTTCGCCTTCTTCACCGCGGCCTTGATCTCGTCGCGCCACGCTTCCTTTTTCCACTGCCCGCCGTCAGCACGCGCGATCAGCCACGCGCCCGGCAGCTTGTTCTTCGCGCAGGCTTTGAAGTGCGCGAGCGCGTCCGCGGTCAGCGGAATGACGCG